GCCGGGCGGTGCGCCCGAACCAGCCTTGGAGCTGCCACGCAAAGCCCGTGTCGATCAGCGTCTGCCAGGCCTCGATGGCCTGCTCTTCTGTCTCGGCCTCTTGCGCGCCTTCGGCGATCATGGTGGCGGTGTAGATGTCCATCTGTTTTCCTCCTTGTGAAGAGGACCTGGGCCGCGCAGCTCCTCACATTGCGCAGCGGCCCGGGTCCGGTGTTAGAGGCGCGTCCAGCTCCGGATCTGCGCATCATGACCAAGGTGCTCGGCCCGGATCAATGGCGTCTCGCCTTTGATCGCCTGATAGGCCTGCAAGAACGTGGCCATGTCGCAATCTTCCTCAAGGGCCAGCGTGTCGTCTTGGCGATAGCTATAACGCGTGAAGGATCCCGGATCTAGGTTCACCTCTGCGAGCTGCGCGACGGTCACAAGCAGCCACCCATGGCCGGGATCGGTGATGTAAGTTAGGTGCATTGTTTGTCCTTTCTGCTAAGCGTGCGGGATGCACGGGATGCCCGCCCCTTGCGGGGCGGGTCACCGATGCATCACGCTTGTGCTAGATAATCTTGGACCGTCGGCACCTTGGGCGTGTCATAGGCTGCCTGCCATTCCGGATCCGCGGCCACCAGCCTGCCATAGCGGCGCACCTCGACCGCGTAGGTGTCGCCAAGCTCAAACGAGCCAAAGGTCATGGGGCTTTTCGCTGCGACGAACCAGCGCGCGTACTGGTCCTTGGCCTCGTTGCCTGACACCTTGTAGGTCTTCAGCACATGCCAAGTCATATCGCCTGCGCGATAGATTGCATACGGCGCATCAGGCTTGCGGGATTTCGCGAAGGGATTCTTTGCCATTGTCTTTCTCCTTGTTAAGACGTCTTGGTGACGTGCCCCGATCATACATCACGCACAACCGGGGCACAAGTGATTTAGTCGACCCAAGTAAACCGCTTCTTGTAGTGGCCTTTGACCACATGCTCCTCGGTCCAGACTTCTTTGAAGTAGGCCTTGCCATCCTCGACCGCGATCTCGCGATACGCTTGGATGCGCGTCTCGACCGCTTTCTTCAAGCGGCCCAGCGCTTCAAGCTCAGCCTTGGCGACGTCCAAGCTTGTGCCGTTGATACGGGCATCCATGACCTCGACCGCCTCGAACGCGTTCATCAGTTGCGTTACACTTGCCATTGTCTTTCTCCTTGTTAACAGGACCGCGACCATCGCTGCCCTATGACTGAAGTCATAGTCGATGGCCTTGTGCCTTGTCAACAAGTAAAGCACAAGCGCACGCCATCCAATCGGATGCATCTCGATATCTTTCGATACATCCGCGCGCCTCGCCGGGGTAACTGCAGCCTGCCAAGGCCATCGGCGCGCGCACCTCGCGACCCCCTTCCCCCCCTTTTTCGGCCCCCCGGTCGAGCGCGCGGGGCTTTAGTTATTAGTTTCATAAAAAATTTCGGGGGTAATTTCATTGGGCTACAAGTAGACCACAAGTAAGTCGGCCCCCCGCCTTCTCCAGAAACGCCGACCTATTTTTCGGTCTCCAAATATCGCGGGGATATTTTCGTTCCAAGTTCCGTGGTACGATGTCCGAGATGTTTGTTCCGTTGATCCTCATATGCAGCGTAGAGCTGGGCTGTCAGACGATAGCAGGTCCAAGGTTCGAGGACCTAGATTCGTGCACCGTCTCCTTACGTTCTGCTGTACTGAGCCTTGAGTCTGGTTTGGGGCCTAAGGGTGTCGTTGCGGGAGCGCTTTGTTTCGAGTGGCTGATCGGAGACCCCGCATAGGTTGTTGACAACCAACAACGGTTCTCGTACCAAGGACCACGGACCTTGGCACTAGGAGGAACCATGCCACTCAAGTTCAAAGAAGACCCCGATTTCAACGCTCACAACCAGCGTTTCAATGACGTGGCTGCCCGGGAGTTGAAGGAGATGCTCGAGCAGATCGAGTCGGCTGTTGCTCAGAAGAAGGATGCGGCTCGGGACGAGAGCGACATCTACACTGTCGCAAAGAGCAAGGGCTACAACGTCAAAGCTTTGAAGCAGCTTGTAAAAGAGCGCCAGCGGGATGCTGGAGAGCTTCAGGAGGAGCGCGACGCATTGGATCTGTACAAGCAGCTTGTTGGTATGGTATAAGCTTTGTACTCCCACTCTCTCCCTGGGGGTTGTTTCCGCCGGTTACCCTCCAGCTGGCGTTGAGACTTGAAGGCCCGCCTGGTGGATCGGCGGGCCTTCCTTCTTTTTAATGTCTTGTTTTTGTGGTAGGTTCTGCCCAAGAGGCGGGAGTTTGCCATGGTTTCTTCTGAGGGTGTCGGTCGAGCGGGGGAGTTCCTCGTTGCATCGATCTTGGAGGCTCGTGGTATCAGAGCCAGTCATGTGGCCATGTATGGCACGGATTTGTGGGTGGAGACGCCGAGCGGTCGGATGCTCAGGGTGCAGGTCAAGACCTCGTCAAAGCCTGCAAAGGAGATGCGTGGTCGTTCACAGGCCTACCGCTTTCTGAATGTCTCCCGTCCAAGGGCCGGGATCCCAGAACCACACCTCTACTGCCTCGTTGCACTTGACCGAGGTCTCATGGTTGTCGTGGATCGAATGTCCAAGGGAGGTTCGAGGGTCGCGGTCAGTCGGTTTACGGAGGCCGAGCAAGAAGCGGGGATCGTGGAGTACTTGTATTGAACCTTGGACCTCGGACCTTTGCACTGCTTGATTGAACGCTTGTTCTCATCGTGCTACTGTTGGCACAACCCACAAGGAGCCAATTATGATCGACAAGTCCCCTCGCCCCGTTTCGCGTTCCACCATGACCAAGTCTCCGCGTCCGAAGCCGCGCCCGGAGGACCTGATGGAGAACTACAATCTGATGCGCGCGATGGAGGGCACCGAGTCCAAAGCCATCAAGCAAGATCTTGAGGCGGCAGCCGAAGACAAGAAGGCCATGGGCGGCATGGTCAAGTACATGGACGGCGGCATGGTTCGTGGTTGCAAGGGTGTCCAGATGACCGGCAAAGGCTTCCGGGGCACGTACTAATGGATCGTCAGGCCCTTATCGACTACATCCGCCAGTCGGCGGTAGCTCGGGGCATTGACCCCGACATCGCTGTTCGCGTTGCTGAGTCAGAGGGCCTGAACGCCGACCCCGCGGAGGGTTGGCAAAGCATGGTTGTGAAAGACGGCAAGCGCGAGGAATCGTACGGGCCGTTCCAACTGTACATGGGCGGCGGTCTGGGGAACGTGTTCCAAGAACAGACGGGCCTCGATCCTCGGGATCCCTCGACGGTCACGCAGCAGATCGACTTTGCGCTGGACCAAGCCACGAAGTCTGGCTGGGGACCGTGGTACGGGGCCGCTCGTGTTGGGGTCGGAAACCGCGAGGGTCTGCCCGGGAGCGGATCGTCCTCTAGTGGAGCAACTCGCCGGGTTGCGACGGCCTCGGATCCGGACGTACAGGCCCTCGTCGAGCAGGGCGTGGACCTACCCCTTGCGCTGGCGGCTGTAGAGCGCTCGCGCTTCGCGTCTGCAAGCGGCGAACAAGAAGACAGCAAGTCTGGTATTGACTCCTTCACCGATGCGCTGTCATATCTCGATCTAATGCAACTAGCACAGGAGGCGGGTCCGCCTTCGATGGATGCGCCTGGTGTCTACCGGCCCCGTGAAGGTTCGGGGTCCCAGGCTCTGAAGCGTTTGGGGCTCGCTAGTTTGGTCTGATGAAATATGAACCATTCGCTGTAGAGCGTTTGCGCGACATCATAAAGCTTGGCATGGCCATGCAGCAGGAGGGGGACTATAACAAGGTCCCCTTTGACATTGAGAGGGCGGCGCAATCAACCGTCAGTTTCATCATCAATAACAAGAATGGGTTCGGCGTCTTGGCCTACACGGACGAGGGGGAGCCCATCGGCATGATCGCTGGGAGCATCACTCCGTACTTCTTTGGCAAGGGAACCGTCGCGAGCGACTTCGTCTGGTATGTTTTGCCCGAGCACCGAGGTTCGAGGACCGCGGTCAAGATGCTGAAGATGTTCGTGGACTGGGCCCGCGAGCAAGGTGCGCTGGAATTGTACATGGGCGTGTCGACAAATGTCGCGCCGGAGCGCACTGGAGACGTGTTGAAGCGGTACGGCTTCGAGCATGTTGGCGGAAATTACAAGGTTAGGTTGAATGGATAACCTAAACTCTCTACCAGACGAGGTGCTGAAAGAGATTTTGGCGCTCAAAGAGGCCCGGATCAAGCTTGAGATCCGCGATAAGGCGACGAACAGCTTCATGACGTTCGCGCATCACGTGTATGAGAACTTCATTGAGGGGGCTCATCACCGGATTATCGCGAAAAAGCTCGAGGCGGTGGCTCGCGGAGAGATCAAGCGGCTGATTATCAACATGCCGCCTCGTCATTCGAAGTCCGAATTCGCCAGTTTCCTGATGCCAGCCTGGTTTTTGGGCCGAAACCCGAAGCTCAAGATCATCCAAGCCACCCATAACACTGAACTGGCCGTCCGTTTTGGCCGAAAAGTAAGGGATTTGATCGATGACCCAGCTTACCGGGAGATTTTTCCGGAAACAGTCCTCAAGGAGGACAACAAAGGCGCTGGTAAGTGGGGCACCAGCAGGGGTGGGGAGTACTTTGCGGCGGGTGTCGGCGCGGCTGTGACCGGTCGAGGCGCGGATTTGTTCATTATTGACGACCCGCACTCGGAACAGGACGCACTTTCGGAGACCGCGTTCGATCACGCCTACGAATGGTACACCTCAGGGCCCCGTCAGCGTCTGCAACCTGGCGGTGCAATCATCGTCGTCATGACCCGCTGGGGTAAAAAGGATCTGACAGGCCGTTTGCTGGCCAATCAGTCGGCAGATACGATGGCAGACCAGTGGGAAGTGGTGGAATTTCCCGCAATCCTGCCGTCAGGCAACCCGCTTTGGCCAGAATTCTGGGACAAAGACGCTCTGCTCTCCATTAAGGCCTCGCTTCCTGTCCAAAAGTGGGCCGCGCAGTGGCAACAACAGCCAACGAGCTCAGGTTCCGCCATCATCCGCAAGGAGTGGTGGCGACTGTGGCAGAAAGAGAAGATTCCTCCGCTCAAGTACATCCTCCAAGCCTACGATACGGCGTTTTCGAAGAAGGAAACGGCGGACTTCTCAGCAATCACGACATGGGGCGTGTTTGAACCGGACGAAGGTGGGAAAGAAGCGGTCATTTTGCTGGATGCTCAGCGCGGCCGGTGGAGTTTCCCGGAGCTTAAGGAAGTTGCCTTCGAGGAGTACAGTTACTGGGAGCCTGACATGGTTCTTATCGAGGCCAAGGCTACCGGTAGACCCCTGATCGACGAACTTCGACTCCGAGGCATTCCGGCTTTGGGGTTCTCTCCCGGTAGACGCGCGGGCGGCGGTGGTGTAGATAAGATAACCAGGATGCATATGGTATCCCCGCTGTTTGAGGCAGGCTTGGTGTGGGCCCCCGAGGACAAGAGGTTTGCTGAAGAGGTCGTGGAAGAGGTCGCCGCATTTCCGAATGGAGATCATGATGACTTCTGTGATAGTATGACCTTGGCGTTGATACGTTTCCGTCAAGGCGGGTTCGTGGCGATACATGATGAAGAGAGGCTTGATTTCTCGGATCAGGTGCCTCGCAAACGGGAGTACTATTGATGGCCCTACCTCCGCAGCCATTCGGCAACATGGTAGAGCGCGGCATGGGTCCGGCTGTTGCGCCGGATGACATGAGCGTCGACATCCCTGTTAACACGCCGGAGGATTTTGCCGGTGGCGCTCAAGTAACGCAGACCCCGGATGGCGGAGCAATTGTCGAGGCGCTGACTGGCATGCCGTTGGGTGGCTTTACCGAAGAAGAGCTGATCCCATTCGACGCAAACCTTGCGGAGTTTTTGGAAGACGAGACGCTGGGAGAGATCGCAACAGATCTCGTCGGTGCGTATCAGGACGACTTGGCCTCCCGCTCAGATTGGGAAGAGACCTACACCAAGGGCCTAGACCTTTTGGGCGTGCGGTCTGACGAGCGGACGGAGCCGTTCGAGGGTGCGTCCAATGTCACCCATCCTCTGATCGCCGAAAGCGTGACGCAGTTCCAAGCGCAGGCCTATAAGGAACTCCTGCCTTCTGGCGGTCCCGTAAAAACACAGGTCATTGGTCTTCAAAGCCAAGAGCGCCTGGAGCAGGCTCAGCGCGTCAAAGACTTCATGAACTATCTCATTCTGGATCGTATGGAAGAGTACGACCCGGACACAGACCAGATGCTGTTTTATCTGCCGCTCTCTGGGTCCACCTTCAAGAAGGTGTATTTCGATCCGACAAAGCAGCGGCCGGTAGCCAAGTTCATTCCGGCTCAGGACGTTGTCGTTCCGTACGCGGCCAGCGATCTTCGCAGCGCTCCGCGCATTACGCATGTCCTGAAGATGACGGACAATGAAGTTCGCAAGCTCCAAGTTTCGGGGTTCTATCGCGACGTAGAGTTGTCCTCTGGTTCTGACGATGACGTGAGCGAGGTCCGCAAGAAGGTCGACGAGATTCAAGGCACGTCTCGTTCGTCGTACACCGACGATGTTCGAACCATTCTTGAAATGCACATCGAGCTCGATCTGGACGGCTTCGAAGATGTGGGCTCTGATGGGGAGCCAACCGGCGTCAAGCTGCCGTACATCGTGACCATCGACGAGGCCAGCAATCAGGTTCTGTCCATCCGTCGCAACTATATGCAGACGGATCCAACCAAAGAATCCATTGCATATTTTGTGCACTACAAATTCCTGCCGGGTCTTGGGTTTTACGGCTTCGGTCTGACCCACATGATTGGCGGGCTGGGTCGCGCGGCGACAAGCATCCTGCGCCAACTGATCGATGCTGGTACGCTGTCGAACCTTCCGGCAGGCTTTAAGGCGCGCGGTATCCGTGTAGCTAATAGCGACGAGCCGTTGCAGCCGGGAGAGTTCCGCGACATCGATGCCCCGGGTGGCAACATCCGTGACGCGATCATCCCGCTGCCCTACAAAGAGCCCTCTGCAACGTTGGCTCAGTTGCTAGGTGCGCTGGTCGATGGCGGCCGCCGCTTCATCTCCGTCGCTGATCAACAGGCTCAGAACATGGGCCAAGAACAGCCTGTCGGCACGACCGTCGCGCTTCTCGAGCGCGGCATGAAAGTTCTGTCCGCAATCCACAAGCGTCTGCATTACGGGCAGAAGCAGGAGTTCAAGATTCTCGCACGCATCATTGGCGAGAACATGCCGTCGATGTACCCGTATGAACTCGAGGGCAAAGGTCAGCAGCTCAAGAGCCAAGACTTTGACGGCCGCGTGGACGTGCTTCCCGTTAGCGACCCGAACATCTTCTCGATGGCACAGCGCGTGGCCTTGGCCCAAGAGCAGCTGAAGCTGGCGCAGACCAACCCGCAGATGCACAACCTTCATGCGGCCTATCGCCGGATGTATCAGGCCTTGGAGGTGCAGAACATCGATGAGATCCTGCCTCCTCCCCCGCAACCGCAACCGGTGGATCCGGCGATGGAGAACGGCCGGGCCATGGTTGGCACTCCGCTGCAAGCTTTCCCTGACCAGAACCACGAAGCGCACATCAAGGCGCACGTTGCGTTCTTCAAGCTTCCGCTTGTTCAGGCGACACCGCATGCAATGCCTGCTTTGCTGGCGCACATCATGGAGCATATCGCCATGTTGGCGCGGCAGATGATGGTTCAGCAGTCCCAAGAGCTGATCCAGCAAGTACAGATTGCTGTACAGACTGGGGCCATTGATCGCCAGCAAGCTCAGATGCAGATCATGCAAACGCAGGCGGCCCTGCAGGATCCGAAGCACGCGGCAGACTACGCCGCGCTTCTGCAGCAGCAACTGCTTGAGCGCATGCTCCCTGAGATCATGCCCCCGGCTCCCGATCCCATGTCTGATCCTCTTGTTCAAATCCGCAACGCCGAGCTCCAGCTGAAGCAGCAGGAGATTCTGCAGAGTGGTCAGGTTGATCAGGCTAAGCTCGTTATCGAGCAGGCCAAGATGGAGCAGAAGGCCGCGGGCGAAGCTGCGAGGCTCGAGCTCCAAGAAGAGATCGCGGATGATCGCAACTCCGTGAACCGTGAGCGCATCGCTGCCCAGATGGCGATGCAGATGCAGCGAAACATGACGGGAGGCCAGTAATGCCACTCAAGAAAGGCAAGTCGCAGGAGACCATCTCTGCAAACATTGGCAAGCTGCGCGATGAGGGATACCCTCAGAAGCAGGCCATTGCCATTGCTTTGACGCAGGCTGGCAAGTCCAAAAAGCAGAAGAAGGCGGAGGGTGGAATGGTGTCCTCCTTCAGCCCAATCTCCAGGCCACAAGTTTTCCGGGGAGTTTTCTAATGGCTTCTATCACCATTGTGTTTGGGG